TCAGTGGAACCTCCCCCACCTCCTGACGGAGCCGCTTCACCTTGTTCTGACAACTCACCATCAACAGAACTTGGGTTGGATAAACTTCTCAACAAGTTAATGTATAAATCAATATTATATTCCATTATAATATAAATACTTGCTAAGAAATAATAATACTATTTTTTGATTTTAGAATAGTTGAGGTTCAGGTAATTCATTGTCACCTGAGGAGTAATATTCATTTAGAAATAGTTTTAGTTCGGTCTCGTCGATGATATCCTCCTCGTCAGTTTCATCATCAAAAATAAATTCGTCAGTTTCTTCTTCGTAACTAAAGTTAAATTCATCTGAATCAAAATCACTATTATCTAAAAGTAAAAATCCGTAGTCTTCCGCTACGGATAATTCAAATTCAGTTTCACGAATATATTCGTCAGAATCCCCTTTTACTCTAAATGATACTTTAACAGTTTCTATTTTACTGTTATAATAATAATCAACTATTTCTTTGATTAACATTAGATTAGTCTTTTGAACCAATTCAATGACTCATTAATTTCTTTAACTACTGAGTCTTTTTTGCTTTTTATTTTGATGCTTTCTTCAATTTGTTCTTCTGAATACATTCCAGTACCACATTCGTTACACTCATCTTCCATCATTTCTTTTTCTTCACCACACTCACACATGTCGCCTTCATATAAGTTACCACACTCATTACATCTTGATTTCATAGGTTGGTTAATTCCAGTGTTTTTGTATTCTGTAACATCACCTTTAGCACTAACAGTGATACCGCCAGAATCCTGAGCCAAGTTCTCAACTTGTAACGGAGTCATATTACCTTTTGGTTGCATAACCTGATAACCGTCATATTGTTCTCTATGTTTTTCTGTGATAGATTTTTTCTCTTCTTCAGATATGTTTAAAAAATAAGCTTTCATAATTTGTTTTTGCAATAAATATATTGTCAATATCATTTGACAAAAAAAAGTATTATTATTAAATTTAATCTTATGACACCTGAATTATCAAAACAACCAATATTTAAAGACCACAGAGGTTCTTTCACCCCAATTAAATTATCTGAAAAATGGGTCCAATCAAATGTTAGTATCAATGACGATATAATGGTCTTTAGAGGGTTACACCTACAGAAACACCCAAAGTCACAAGCAAAACAAGTAATGATTCTTCAGGGACGAGTTTTGGATTTTTGTGTTTGTGTTGATAAACTAAATCCTAACTTTGGTAAGACTTTTGAGTTTATGATGAGTGAAGGTGATAGTTTATATGTTCCTCATGGATATGCTCACGGATTTTTAACTTTGCAAAGTGGAACTATTGTTACTTATTTGGTTGATGAGGAATATTCACCTGAACACGAAGTATCAATCAAATGGGAAAGTGTGGAGGATGTTAAAGAATCAATTACAAAAATTACATCAGGATTTATTTTCAAATTAAAAATGAGTGATAAGGACCGTGATGGTATTGAACTTTCTGAACTACTATGATTGACTATATAAATGAACACGCCGAAGGCGCGGTATTATTAACAGGATTCGACAACTGTATTGTTGGGGTCGTTGAAGAATTTGGTGGTAACCGAGTATTATATTCAAAAGAAAAAATAATTCAAAAACTCATGGAAGACATGAGTGAAGAGGAGGCTTACGAGTATTTTGATTATAATATTATTGGTGGATACTTTGGGGACCAAAATCCTGTTTTTTTATCAAAACTCTTTCATTCGTTGTCTCATCCAAAATGAGGTAATTACAGAGTCAAATCTTTTTAACCATCTATTGATATTTTCGGCGGAAACTTCTTTATCATTTTCCTCCAAATAAGAAATAACTCCATTAACCATATATTGTTGTGATTTGTCGGACATTTCTAACATATGGTCATATTCATCATTATCCTCAACATATGCATGAAACTTATTAATGTTATTTTTACCCATCCATAGATATGGCGCAGCTTGGAGCATATTAATTATTCCAGACCTTCTTAAAGCAGTCAAAAAATCATAGAAATAATCCATTCCATCTTCACCGAAATAGTCATAAAGTTCTGTTATTTTTTCCATATCCTTCATGTCCATTGACTCGGTAATGACATTAAGTGAATCCTCACCAAATTCTTCAATAAAGTCTGATTCAAGCATCCACATATCTTTTTGGTCTTTTTTATTTGACTCGTCAATTAATGCTAAATCCGACCCATTATCCCATTTCACATTAATTTGAGTCCAAGAACCACCAATATCTTCGACACGAGTTACAGTACCAGTGTCACCAAAAGTCACAGAGGTTTCACCTCCCATAATTAAACAAACCACCCTATCACCTTTTTTTAAATTCGTAGGGTTAGTATTAATATTGTTTCTCATATATTTATAAATACTATGAAAATTTTAATTTCCGAATCCACAAATAAGATGATTTTAACCGAATCAGTCTTAGATGATATTAAAACCACATTAAAGTCCGCAAAAGAAGTTGCAATTGAGACAATCAAAAACACCTCAAAACAATTAAATATGGACTTAAAGTTCCTCTTAACTTGGGGAGCGTCAATCGGTGGGATTATGGGTCCTTTAATGGATTATATTAACGGAAATTATCCTGAATTAGACAAAGCATCTGCATACTCTTTGGTTGTCGGGGCAGTTAGTATCGTTTTTTATAATAACGGAAAACAAATTGTAAGACTTATCGAAGAAATTAAAGAAAAAGGATTAAGTGATATTTTTAGTGATGTCTTAGAAAAGACAAAGGAATTAAAAAATTCATTATCAGATTTTGTTGAGTCTTTGGGGGTAACAGTAAATCAAGTTGGGAATATTATCTCTTACGCATTTTTAATACCTGTAATACCAATGATAATTAGTTTAATTAACGATGTTAATCCTGACACATCAGTGATTGTTGGGAAAATAACAAAAAGTCTATTGTCTTCAGGTGGAGTTGCTTTAAGTGCAAATCTTTTGAAGGTTTTACTTACGAAAATAGTTGATAGGATTAGACAAAATTAATCTTAATTTTCAAATCCCCGTTTCCCTTAATTGTCCTGTGATAAATTCCTTCGGGTATAAAGTATTTTTCACCTACCTTCATTTCAACAGGTAACTCATTGTCCAATTGTAACATCCATCCATTCCCTTCCAAAATTTCAACTTCTCTATCTTCTCTGTCTCTATGCCAATGAAGCTCTCCTGAATCAACATTTGATTCAAATATGCTGATTTTTGATTTTTCTGAAATTTGTGAGTCTAAGTATGGTTTCATATTACCAAAAACCTGGATAAGTTCGTCCTCCCCAGAGGTGACCGAATCGATTGAGGCGACACGCCCAGTAACCGGCTTTCATTCTATCATTTTTCTTATCACATTGGTGTCTCGAAGCAAATGCTTTACGAGCCTTTGGGTTAGATACCTTAGCAGTAAGACCACCTTTAACATCTCCAAAAGAAATTTTCTTAACTCTTCCTGTTGATGGGTTTTTTACATATACCACATATTTTTTACCTCCACCAGTGTTTCTTCTTGGTTTTCCAAGTTCAACTTTTTTACCGTTATATTCTGCTTCGGCAATAAATTCCTCAGCAAGTGGGATATCTAAATAAACTTCCTTTCCGTTTTTAAGAGTAACTTTATTACCCAAATCACTTTCAACAAGTTCAATCTCCTCCTCGGATAGTTCCATATATCCTTCATTATATAACTCTCTAACCTCATTAATTAAGTCAAAGAATTTTTGTGAATGTGGTCTAAACACATTTTCCATTAATGATAATTCATTATCCAAATGAAATCTTAAACTTTCCGAAACCAAAATTTCAGGTTCAGAATGTTCCAATAAAGTTTTTCTTAAAATTTTTTCAATGTTCATTTTTTCTCACGAAATAAGAAATACAATCCAAAAAATGATAGTGCAATACCATAGAAAATACCTGTGGTAGTCCAATAGGAATTCGTAGCATTTAATATCATTTTGAAAATGATGTCGAATCCTAAAGGGTTGAAAAACATTCCAGCCATTAGACAGAAAGTTGCTATATTTTTGCGGAATATTTGTCTCCAAGTCATCACTATCCATTTATTTGGGTTTAAAGTTTATGAATCTGAATAAATCAAATTCTTTTTCATAAATATTTTGTGGGAATGAATATTTTATATATATTTGTAGAAATAATTAAAAAGTCAATAACTATGAAAAACTTAATTTCAACTATTGTATTTGTTTTGGCGAGTTTGTTCTCTGTTGGTCAGTATGTAAAACCTAAATTAGTTAATACTACTTATGTTGAAGCAACTGAAATTGAAAAATTGGTGTTGGATGAAGTAAATAAACAAAGAAAGTTACATGGGTTAGTTGCATGCATCTTTAGTCCTCAGGCCAAAGAAATGTCGAAATATCACGCAATTTATTTATCAGATTATAATTCAGAGTTATCACATGATGAACCCAATGATGTTAAAAATTTTATTGAGTTGTCGTTTGAAGAAAGAGCCGATAAATTTTTAAAGGGTAAAGATGTTGGAGAATGCGCTCAGGATAACTCCCTAACTAATTTCAATAATGTTCCAAATTGGAACAATGTAATTAGTAAAGAAATTGTTACTCGATGGATGAACTCCCCAAGACATAAAGCAATAATGCTAAACCCAAACTATAGATATTTTGCAGTATCTGTTTTGGATGTTATTCATCACATGGATAACAATGATGATTATCACTATTCATCCCCAGTTTTGGTTCTATACAAATAAAAAAAGGGATTTAAAATCCCTTTTTTTATTGTTGTGGTTTAACTTGTTCTTTTCCAGGGGTAATCTGATTATTATATATTTTCTCGGCCCTAGGTAAGAAAACATTTTTATAAACACTTGGTAATTTTTCCAAAGCCAATTTAAACTCGTCTAATGATAAATCGGTAATTAATTTTTCATTACGATAATAAGGTCTTGGAGAATTGGTAACTTTACCCGTATTTGGGTTAATTAATTTAAATGCGGGATTTACTGGTGAAGGGGTAGGTAAATAATATTTTGTTGGAGGGTCGGTTCGGTTATCTATTAAATAACCTAAAACAACATTTCGAGTATCCGGAGTTGATTTCTCAAAAGCTCGATACTCAACGGGGGTTAGTTCCCAATCCGCAGTAGTTAATTCTATCGTATACGGCTCCAATTTACTCTTTTGTTTAATTTCTACCGGAACATCTTTTTGTCGATATTCAGCATTTAATTTTATTCTAAAATACTGATACTTAACACCTTCACCTTGTTGTATTTTTTTATCCTCAGTAATTGTGATGTTTTTTAATATTTCAGGATTAATTTTTTGATTTAATAATCCCATGATATAATTTTTTGCCGATACTAATCTCTCGTTAGCTAATTCTGCATTTCTTTGTTTTGAACCGCTTGTTGATGTTGAAGCTTCAATGGTCATATTAATTTTTTTATTTTCCCATTTATTGTCTTCTAAAATTTTTGACATCTCATCAACCTTTTTATTCAACACATCCAATTGTTCTTTTGGTAAATCACTAATTTGACCTTTATTTGTTGGAAAATATGCTGGTATTACTCCACTATCCCAATTTTTTACCGTTTCAACTTCCTTTTGTTCATTCAAATAAAATTTCTTGGTCGCATCGATATGCATACCCAATATTCTTTGTTTCTCACTTTCATTTATCTCAAATAAATTTTTCATATAAAATATTTTATTAATAAATATTAACGGAAAATAAAAATGAAATACTTATTGCAAAATAAAAGATATGGCAGCAAAAGTAGCAAAAGGTTCAGGGTCAGCTAAAATTAGTTTTGGCTCAAAAAAAGTAGGTAAATTCTCTAAGAAACAATCACCAAACAAAAGGTCGAAAAACTACAAAAAACCTTATAGAGGACAGGGAAGATAATTATCTTTTTTTAATAGGTTCTGGCTCACCATAAGTAACATCAGTAGTTTCTTGGTCACCGACGTGAGTATCAATATGTCTTCCTTCCCAAACAGAGACATCTCCCATAGTTTCTCGATACTGGAATTTTGGTTTTACAGTATCTTCTGAATATGACGAAACCCTATGTCTATAAATCACCATTTGCCAAACCGTCTCATGAGCGTTGGTATCCAAATAATATTCCTCAGCTTCAGGTCTATTCAACGGACCATTAAAATCCTCATCTTCTAAATCTCTTTCATTTAACTTTATTACATTATAAAGATAATCAATATCAATCGATTCAGACCCAATACCTAATACTTTAATATTTTCTTCGTAAGTGTCATAATCTGATTCACTTTCAAATGGGTTGTAGTCAGCACCATTAAATTCCTCAAGTATTTGTTTACAGACATAAACTAAAACTTTATCATCAATATTTTCTAAATTGGATTTTTCCATTTTATTGGTATTTATATATTATATAAATATAAAAAATATTTTTTAAAATGACAAAAGAACAAAAAGTCGAGAAGGTATTGAAAATGATAACTGAAGGTAAGGAAGAATTACTTACCGAAAACCCTCTCATTGCCGGTTTATTAAGAATGGGATTAATGAAGTATCTTTTTGGAGATACTGTTGATAAGATAGTTGATAAAGTTAAAGGGTCCGATTCTGAGTCATCTGCTTCAGATATACTTAAAAAGGCAGGATTAGATGTTAAAGCAAAGGATGATGAAGAAATTGAAGATTATTTAAAAGATGATAAATTGTCCGACGATGAATTGGAAGAATTGGGTGTTGATGTTGAGGATGTTTCAGACTTCACATCTGAGGAAGACTTTAATTTTTACACAAAAGTTTTAAGAGGCTTAGGAGTTCCTTTATCGAGAAGTAACTATTTTTTCTTATATGGAATTGCGCAAACTGAATCGACTAAGGCAAGATTTAATCCGTTTGCAACAACTATGAAAATGCCAAATTCTAAGTTATTTGGTAATAATACCGCAGGTGTTCAATCATACTCAACCGAAAACGAAGGAGTTAAAGCGACTGTTGATACTATGAAATTAAAATACTACAAAGGTATTGTAGATGCTATGAAAGATAATGATGGTAGTGACTTCGAAAATGAAATTGAGAATGTTGCTGAAATGTGGGTAGTCAGTCCATGGGGAACAAAAACTTTAATGCCAACTATCCATGGTTATATCTCAGGAAACGACCCCAAACCAAAACCAATTAGTCGATAATTTTATATTTTTCAAATTTAAGGTTTAACTGATTTTTTAAAAAATCATAAGTAAGAGACAAATCAACATCGTTTGTCTCTTCTTTATTTATATACTTCTCGTAAAATAATTCCAATAACTTCTCACAACAAATAACGTGTTGGTAGTTCTTACAACTTTTGATAGTCTTCAAAACTTTTTCAAAGTCTTGGTCCATTATAAATAATTTAAATAGTTTTGATTTTTTTGTTTGAAAACTTCTAACATTATCCTTGGTTCCTCTCCATTAGTTTTTACTTTTCTTCTTTTAGAAAATAAATTAACCCAATGTGTTGATATCTGTTCTAAAATTTGATTTAAACTTTGTTCAAATGTAAGGACTTTAATTTGAGTTAGTCCTTGCATGTTGTTAAATTTTTTAACATTCTTATTAAGTAAAATAACCTCAATATTTGCATTTATTGGGTGAGATGAACTACAGAATCTTACAAACTCGTGTAATATTTTATTTGACATTTGGTCTAAACCTGAGCCGTTATCGATTAATCTTAGTTCCATACTGATAAATATTTGAATAATCAAACATAATTGATTATATTTGAATTGTAAAATTATGGATAGAGAAAGTTTTTTCAAAAATCTAATAACTGAGTTCTTAACTGAGAACTATCCATTCATTGTTGGTGTGGGAGATGTATCATTTAAGTTAGTCCGTGATGAAAAAATGTCAGTTAATATGGTTTTAAAAATAGATTATCTTAAAACCAAAACATTAATAGGTGAAACATTATACGATACATTATTCTCAGAGTCCAAAGTAAAAGACATATTCTCAGTTAGATGGTTTTTAAAAGATTATATTGATTTAAACCTGATAAGAGATGAGATAAAAAATCATTATAAAATGCTGTTTTCTGAAAGGATAAATGACTTTACAATTAACTTGGAGGTTGTTAATGAGAACTGAATTAGAAAAATTAATCAACATTATGAATGATGAGGATATTCCTACTCTTTTTGGTGAAGGGAGTAAAATCGTTATTGACGGTTTTGATTTTTCAGATTATCAGGGAGTTTATTATATTTCAATAAGACTGACAAATTGTATCCCCGAAATTGCGGTAGATGTATTTCCAGATGCTTTGGAAATTTTATTCCATGACATATGGGTTTGTCTCCCCGCAAAACATAACTATATATTAACCTGCGCAATGAATCATTAATATGGCACATCCAATCTTACACTCAAAATCATCGGCAAAACAATTTGGAGGAAAATGGGAAGATTATATTCATCTACACGAATGGTTAGATGAAACAAAGTCTTGGTATGGACATTCATTGCATAGACTATGGAGACATCACTCTGAGGGAATCTTTGAGATGGAACAAAGGTTTGGGTCTCATTTTGAAAATAGTGACGGTAAAACCGTTTATACGAGGTATATTGGGGAACAACATGTAAGAGAAGATTGTAATAACTACATACCAACGGCAAAGGAATGGTTGGATGCCATTTCATCAAAAGAACGACCAATTTGGATGTTAAAAACTATGAAAATAGAAATAAACGACTAATATTTATTAATATGACAAATGTTTCAGAAGAAATTTTAAATTTTATAAATTCAGAGTATTCAAAAGAGGTTCTACCTGATATTGCAGTCATTACTGAAATGAGAGGTAGTGATAGTATAAGACAATCAATTGATGTTTATAACTACGGAGATGTCAATTATTATTATTCTCCATATTTTGACACGGGGTCAAACAAAGATTTAGATGTTGGTTATATAAAATCATATTTAGACTCCCTTTATAACACAATTATCAATAACGACCCATTTTTCAGAGACGAGTTATATAAAGAATATGGTGATGATGTCAAATACTTTTCAATTACTATAGTTTTGAATTTTGAAACAAAAAAATTGGAGCTTAGTGGTTACGGTATTGAGGACTCAACAGATTATTCTCAAAGTGAGTTTGAATTTACCGAAAATGATGACAAAGAAATATACGATGTGTTAGAAAATTATCTCAATCAAGGATATGAATATATTACTGTCAATTTTTCAGGTGGAGGTGATTCAGGTCAATTAGATGGTTTTTATTCCGGAGGGTATCCGATTGAAGAGAATGGAGTATTGGAGGATGCTCTTTACACCCTATTAAATCAACATCAAGGAGGATGGGAAATTAACGAAGGTTCTCAAGGAGAATTCGATATTAATTGTAAGGATAAGACAATAGTTCTAAACTTCGGAATGAACTACGAAAGAGAGATTGATTTTGATAATGATTGGGAAATAGATTTAGATTTTTAAAAAATCTGAATTGTTCTTTGTGGTCTGTCGTCACCAAAGTCAGGACAAAAATAAATATTCTTAGCATCGTGGTAGATTGTTCCACCAATTCCATTTGGAATTTTGTGTTTTTCCATGAACTTATCATCAACATCAATTTGGTGATTGCCGTCATGAACTACAAAACATTTGTTCTCAAAAGAACAATGATATTGTTGTGATTTATTTTTTTCTCTGAAAAACTCTTCAGGAGACATAACATATCTTGCAACATTTTCATTCATCAATTTCTTAACAACTTTCTCTAACTGACTCTCAGTTATATTGATAATTTTCTTTTTCATATACTATAAATACTTTCAATTTTTTATTTCCAACCGTTTTTATAAATATTAAATTCTTTAATTCTTCTTTTTAGATTCGCCCAATTGGTTGTAAAATACTTCTCAACCGAATTACTATTAGGATTTTTTTGAATTACTTTTGCCAAATTAGAGTTACGATATCCCCCAAGCCCTGCATTATAAACCAAAGAAAGTAATGCGTCTAATTGATTTTGTTTTAATTTATCATGGTTAGGAAGACTAAGTAATCTCGGTAATAAATTATCTAGTTTTTTTGTAACTAAATTATGAGCTTGTTGTTTATTTACCTTACATTCAATATCCTTTACTCCAATTTTTTTCTCTTCACCATATGTTCTACCACAAAACTGTGCCCCTTTTGGTATATATACAGTCCCATATCCGATAGTTAAAGTTCCTTTAGGGTTTGTTCCAGGTTTATAACATTTAGGTGGGTAGTATCCATCATCATAAACACAAGGAACAAATTCCTCAACTGCCTTTAAATAATTCACAAGATTAGATGAGTATGTCTTTGCGTTTCCAACTGGTTTAGATGTTAATTTTAACATCTCATCTCTCGTATAAACTTTTCCTGTCTTATCGTTCCACAATCCTGCCTGTTTTAACCAATTAGTGTCAATATCATTCTTTGTCCCGACATTGGTCCCTTCTTCCACCGCCATCCAAAAACGAGTAAAGTTTTGTTTTGCCTTATCCCAACCATATTTTTTAACACTTGCATTAAACCAAGTTTTCCAATCGGCAAATTTCCACCAACTATCTGGACCCCAATCATCTAAATCGGGATGTGAATCTGGGTTTTTAGGGTCGGCGCCTTCTGTTTCATTTAAATGGTTTATAGACTCAGTAGTTTCAGGTTTCAAAACCGTCATGGCTTCAGGAAAATCTTTATCCAAAACTTCTTTGTTTTTATTCTCATATGGTATGTTTTGTAAAACATATCTAATAGCATTTAACCCTGAAACTCTCTTATCATTTGCATCCAAAATAACCCATGGATGATTTACAGTTGATGTTTTATCAAAAAGTTTTTGTTTAAATTCCGAGAATCTGTCCCACATATCTTGCATTTTCTCGTCATTAGGAGAGTATTTCCAATACTTTATGGGTGATTGTTGTCTCATTTGGAATCTCTTAGCCTGAGTCTCCTTATCAATAGAAAACCATAACTTAAACAGATAATCTCCGTCTTTTACAAGGTCTTTTTCAAAATCTTCAACATTATTCATGAAATCCTCATATTCCTCAGGTGTTCCATAACCCATAACAGGTTCAACAAGGCCTCTATTATACCAACTTCTATCAAAAAAGTTAATCATACCTTTTTGAATTTGGTTTCTATATCTATCCCACCAAGCCTTTCTCTCCTCAGGTGTTGGAATACCTAACGCAATGATATTATAGTATCTTGGATTAAGATTTTCTGTGAATTTTTTTATTGTGGACCCCTTTCCTGCTGAGTCTCTTCCTTCAAAAACAATAATAACAGTCTTACCTGTTTTCTTTATCCACTCTTGCATTTTTAACAACTCAACTTGTAAGTAGTATAATTCTTTATTATACACTTTTTTCTTAATCATTGAGGGTTCCTGAGGTTCAAATGTAAATTCTTCAGGTTCTGGTTCCCCATCTTCAAAATCTTGTTTGTTTCTTTTTTTAAGAGTTTTTAAAATGGTTTGAAGATATTTTGTAATGTTCTTTTTTTTGTCACCTTTTTTCATTAAAATATTACGGACACCTCTTTCCAATAAATCAAAGTTGATTGGGTGTTCATATCCTTGGTCTAGTATTTCATATAATAATACCTCGACATCCTTGGTGTATAATTTATTCTGTTTTAAAATATTTGATATTACAAATTCATAATCCTCTGCGGATTTAACATCTTCGTTTATTTTTACACCTAATAAACTTCTAAACCTATTAACTTCTGAAATTAATTTTTTCATATATAATAAATATTACAAAAAATAATTGATACTTTTTTAAATTACACTATATTTAATTAAAAATATGACCAATAAATTGCGAAACACAAATATATTAATTCAGAAGTCCTGACAATTGTCAGGATTTTTTTTGCCCGTATATTAACAATAAACTAAAAATAAAAAAAAATGAAAAACACAAAAATTTACAATGAATTAGTTCAGAAAATGAGAACATTCTTCCAAGAGAAAGGTTTTAAAGAAGTTCCAACTCAATCAAGATTATCAATCTTAGCCGCATGTGAAAACCCTCACTCAATCACAACATTTAACTATCAAGGGGAAGTTTGGCCATTACCACAAACAGGTCAAATGTGGTTAGAATATGAACTTTTAAAAAATCCTGAATGGAATGGTGTATATTGTATTTCAACGTCTTATAGACAAGAAAAAGACCCAATTCCTGGTAGACATGAATTAATTTTCCCAATGTTTGAATTTGAATCTAAGGGTACAATGAAAGATATGATAAAACTCGAATCAGAACTTTTAGATTATTTGGGATTTGATAAACCTATTGAAGTAAACTATGATGATGTTTGTGAGGAGTACGGTGGAGTTCCAATTTTAGAAAACGAACACGAAACAAGAATGTGGGAAGAAAAAGGTTCGGTCGTGTCCCTACAAAATTTCCCATACAGAACAAATCCATTTTGGAATATGAGAGAAAGTGAAAATAGAATTTTCAATAAAGTTGACGTAATTCTTTACGGACAAGAAACTATAGGTTCAGCTGAAAGAAGTTCTAACGTAGAAGAAATGAGAAATAATTTCTACACAATTGAAAACGGAAAATACTCTGAAAAACTTTTTGAGTTATTTGGTAAAGAAAGAGTTGAGAAGGAATTGGATGAATTTTTATCTCATGATTTCTTTCCTCGTTTTGGAGGAGGAATTGGGATGACGAGATTAGCAAGAGCTTACGAGTTAATGATGGAAGAAGTGGAAGTTATCTAAATTTAAAATCCCCTCATTTAGAGGGGATTTTTTTATTCACAAATTTCAGACATTAATCTCCCCCACAAAAACATTTGAATAACACCTAATAAAATTC